AAAACCATCATAGCAGAATATTCCCAACTGGATCTATAGGTAATCTTATTCTTATTCAAACACTTCTGAGGATTTCTAGGAACGTAAATTCCTTGCGACCAACTAGCCATCTGGACTTACCCAAGGTTTATCATTACCTGTTCTGACTGATGATTGTGTTTCATCACCAAATATCCCCCCAGTAATGGTTGATCCAATTCCACCAATCGCAGAAGTAATTCCTCCAGTCGTTGCATCCAACATACCAGAAATGCCACCGCTGAATGGAATTATATCCGATATACTAGTTCCACCAAGAACATCAAATGCTCCATCAGTGACTGTTCTAACAATCGCCCCAAGATTAGGATCAACTTTGTCAGCTAACTCGCCTAAGAAATCAGCATTTGGAATATGACTTAAAATACCATTCAAGAACTTGGTAACTGCTCCACCATTTACTGCAATTCCAGACGATTGAGATAATTGTGATGCTAAAACATCGTCAATATATGTTCCA